TTATCTACCCGGAAAGACGTTAGCAAGCGTGGTTCTGGGTTAGTTGCTACTCGCACCGGCAGTAAATACCGCCTTCAAGTTTTCGTCTGAAATGTATTGTCCAGTCTTACCAGCACCTTGCAACTCGATACCGTCAAAGTCGATAGCTTCGATTGTACGCAAAGTTGAGATACCAGCAAAAGCACGTCCAACACCGTCAGGAGCAAACAAAGCCTTAACAGTCTTGTCACCGTTTACAAGATACTTTGAAGCAACCTTGTACACCTTGAATCCCTTGAACTCAACAACGCCGTTAGTGTCGATGTTTACTGATGATTGCTTACTAGTAGTCGTCAATGTGTTGTCGATAATCTTGTTATAAACGTCTGGTGCAACGTAAGCTGATACCGGAACATTAACTTCCAATTCAGTCATTTGCTCGTCAGCCTTGTCAAACAAAGCGACAACATCATCAACAGAACCCAAGTCAGCAGCAGCATTAGATACCAAGTAAGCACCCAATTGTGCGTTCAATGCACGCACTTCTGCTTGTGCTGCCTTGTCCAAACGGTCAGCAACAGCAGCTTGCAAATCAGCGTTTACAGTGAAGCGATCCAATCCTTCGTGGATAGCCCAAGGAGCAGCGTAAGGAACAGCAACGTCCTTGTAGATAACTTCCTTCATTTGTCCGAAACGTGATGAGTTAGCCGTTCCAGTACCAAACGCAACGTTAGCGTCAGTTGAATACGTACCAACAACCGTTGGCAAGTCATTCGTCTTAACGCGCATAGCAGTGTCAGAATCAGAAACTCCATCAACCGCTTGCAAATCTCCGAACACACCAGCAAACGCTGCTTGTGCGCGGAACACGTCAGGCAACAAGCCTACAAATCGGTCAGAAAATAGTTGTGTAGCCATTTTTTAAATATCCTTTACTTGTACTTGGCAGCAATCGCGGCAAAAGGATCATCGCTTGCGTTCAAGTTAGTCGCCGTTGATGTTGGCTTGCCTGTATTCAAGCGTTCCTTAACCTGCTCATTAACTGCCGTTGAGATAGTGTCTTTAATAGTAGAAACCCATTCCTTAATAGCGGCTGGGTCTCCAATCGCCGTTAGGTTATCAGCCAATTCAACCGGCAAACCTTGTTCAGCCAAGTCGCTTGCAACACTAGCGGAAAGCTCTCGTTGCTTGATAGCTTGTTCTCGTTGTTCAAGCGCTTCCATACGTTGCTTTAAATCTGCTTCTGCCTTTTCAGCAGCCGTCATCTTGGCGTATTCAGCACCCTTGTTTTCAGCTTCTGCCAAACGGTCTTGCAATTGCTGTTCCCACTCGGCTTGCTTCTTTGATAGAACCTTTTCAACACGCTTGTCGGCTTCTGCGTCTAGCTTAGCTTGCAACTCCTGTGGAGTAAGTTGCAAAGTTTCCACAGCGCCGTCTGCTTCTGCTTCCGGTGTCGTTTGTTCGATTACTTCTGACATGATAACCTCCGTTCGCACGGCTTTCAGCACGCTTATGCCCACCTAGTAACCCCACGTAGTCAAAATTTCAAATACGTAGCGTTTGCTACTGTGTATATTATACATTTAAGTGCATAAACTTACAACTACAAACGTTTTATTGCATAAAAAAACCGGCAATTAAGCCGGTGTTGCAAAATATATTCATCGTAAATACTTTTCGGCTTCCTCTTCCGTGTCGAACAACCCAATCACGCGATCACGGTCGAAACAAGCGTCACACATTTCTTGAATAAATTCAATATCTCGATTGCTATTAACTTCTTCTACATAATTTTCGCCAAGATGACCTTCAACAGCTGCATATTGCATAAATAATTATCTCCTTTACAAAAAATACCGCAAGCTATTCTATAATTAGCCGCGGTATGTCAATATGTATGCCACTGCTTAATAAAATCACAGTGGCGGTAATTCCAATAAAGTCGTTGCAGGTACGTCTACCCTAACTACCATTCCGCCATCTCACACAAAGGACTTATTGTCATTGCCTGTTGATAGATTTGGTGTAAGGCGTTTATGTTTCTCACGGCTCTATGTATGCGCCTCCGTTGAACGGCATCAGATGTCGCTACCGCAGACGGCTTGATAGTTTCTAACCGAACTCAACTATCTTAGTTTTTTCACGTGTCGGCAATTGGTTGTATATATTATAACACCTCAATTTAATTAACGCAACAAAAAAGACCGCAAGCCTTCAAGGGGTTCGCTGCGGTCTTTCGATATTAGCAATGCATGTGGTCAGGATTTGCACCTGACATGATTAGCAACGGGCGTCTTGAGATGTGGCCACGTCCCATTGTTGCATTATCTTGTTACTCTCTAGCACTAAGCGTCTACCTATTCCGCCACACATGCTTGTTTTATATTATATCACTGTTATTAAGCGGCTGCAACAGAACAACTGTAGTTATCTTGGTTAATTAAATATATTCTACTTTATAACCATGTGTGTGCTTTTGCTTTCCGTTTGCTACCCTAGTGCAACAACCTTTATCTAATCCTAACTCTCTTGCACCTTGTGCTAATGAATCAAACACTTTAACAAAATCTCCTTTTGTAAACTTTGTTTTGTATGAATTTATAACAATAGATTTTTCTCTAGCCTTAGCCATTGAAGTCGATCTTGTTTCTATCCATCGTTTATTTTTAGTCATTCTTTCAATATGTTTTCCTAAGTTGTTATTCTCCTTGGTAGTTACCCAAGCTAAATTTTCAACAGTGTTATTACTTCTGTCAGAATCTATATGATGTACTTCTGGTTTGTTCAGTGTATTTTCAACAAAAGTTCCTGCCACTAACCTATGAATATAAAAGGTTTGTCCTTTGTTTTGTTTCCAAAGATTGACACTTTTATATCCCTTGCCATTATCACTTTGCTTCTTAATTTCTTTAGTAACCGTGTTTTTAACTCTACCGAGATTACTTATTTGGTATATTCCTTCATATCCTGCGATGTCTTTCCATATTTCTTGCATAAAAAAACTCCTTTCGTTATGAAAGAAGTTTAACATTTTTATTTACATTATGCAACCGCAGTTATCGAACAACGGCATGATGGATGCCGGGGCAATACGTAAGGGTCTTCGCCAAACTTGTCAGCTGGGAAAACCTTTCCGTCTAATGGCGCACAATGATTACATGCCCCAGCACTGGCGATCCATTCCATCTTGTCAAACCCAGCCTGCTTGATGTCGTGTGCTTGTTGACGACCAGAAACTCGTGCGGCTTCCGTCCGCAAAATGCGGTCAGCTTGATAGTTAAACACTCCGTACTTATCACGTAGTTCCTTTGTGTAGCCAGTTGCCACATCGTTGTTAAGCAACGTTTGCTTCATGATGCGGTACATGTCGCTTTTTAATTGCGCTTGGTGTGTCCAAATACGATCAGACCAGCGCACACCGTCAAGCAATTCATCGATAACTTCAACGCCCAGCTTGTTGTTCTTAATGTGATAGGCTTCTCGTCCTATTTCAGCCGTTTTATCTAGTTCAATGGATAACTTTTTACCAATGAACTTAACAGCCTTATACGCCAAAACAGAACTAAATAACAGCGTGGCAGCATTCAACAAATCATCGTTGTTGCGTACTGCTGTAAGTTGAATGTCGTTATCTTCTGCATACTCCTTCAATTCATCAAGTAAGTCCTTGTCTGGTCGGTGGCTGTCGTTTGCGTGCGTGTAGTCTGGGTTCTTGTCAACGAATTCAGACCACCAAACAAGAAACTCGTTAGATACGCCCTTGATTAGCTTTTCTAGTTCCTTGGCGTTCTTTTCGTCCAGCTTGATTTGTCCCTTGCTGAACTTATACATCAGTTCCCGTGGTGTCATCGTTTACAGCCTCCAATCGTTGTGCTAGTCGTGTGTATTCAGGGTCGTTTGTTTGCTCGTCCATTAAACGCTTCAATTCTTCAACGTCTACGCCACCAGGTGCAAAGCGCCAGATGTATTCTTGTGGGAACTGTGCACCTGCTTGTACCAAGTCTTGCAACGTTGTGATGTCATCTTGTGGTAAGTTGTCGTGGAACGTAAATCGAATATCATTATAGTCGATGTCCCACTTACCAGATACGGCGTTTTCAAGTGTTTGGATAATCTTGTAACGGTGATACAAGCCCTTCTCGAATTGTCGGCGCTTAGTTGCTGCCAATTGAATAACACCAAGTTGCTTGTACTTCATTGCGACACCAGAAGCATTAGACGCAAAGTTGTCGTCAGAAACATCAGGAGTACGACTGAATGCGTGGATATTCTTGTACAAACGGTTCTTGTACGCTTCAACACCTTGCACGTCGTATTGCTTGTAAATATAGTTTGCGTCAACACTCGTTTGCGTTCCAGTTGCTGAAATACCAGACTTCAACAACAACATGCGTGCGTTCTTCATTTCGTTAAGCATTTCTTGCTTAGCCTTAGCCAACTTGATTGCAGCGTCCTTGTCTGTTGGGTCAACCATAAGGTCAGCTCCGTCAAACAAGCTGTCAATGTCGCCCTTAATAGTCAAGATAGCATCATTCATATCTGTCATGTAGTTAGCAGTGTCAGACTGTGCAGCATCATAAGCGTCAATCAACGGAATAACGTTCTCATAGTCTCCGGTACGCAACGTGTTGTTCCAGTATTCAACGACTGGCATTGTAACTAAGTCTTCTGTGTACGCAATTTGCAAGTTGTCAGTCAACATAATTTCAGTTGATACAGCGTGCGTGTCTTCCGTCCAGTATTCAACGATGTACTTCTTAATTGGGTTAGGTAGCACTACACCCGCTTGCGTTGTTTGGTCGATTACCATGCGTTCTGACAATCGCACCGCCATAATTGGGTATGGATCAACATCGTTTGAGTAGATAACGAACGTATTCAGTGGGTCGAGGCGCACAATGCGCTCCGTGTTATCTTCTCGATAAGTTAGCTCAACCGCTCGTCCATACTTAGTCATGTCCAAAAACAAGTCGTTATTTAGCGTGTCAACATCATTGTAGTCGTTCACGGCGTCAAGTTCATCGTGTCCGTCTTCTGCTTCAACACCAATAGGATTACCAACCGAGAATGATGTTTGGAAGTCAGCGATTTCTTGTGCGAACGGGTGTGTTAGTCGGTAATCAGCGTACCCTTCTTGCGCACGGCGTGTATCAGTTGCCAAGACACCTTCGTCCCACCCGCGATAATATGCGTCTAGCTTTTGCAATCGTGGTCGTTGCACGTTGTGAAAGTGGCGCACGAATTCCATGATGCGAGTTGGCGTTAGATTGTCGATGTTTTCCTGATACAGCAAAGTCTCTTGCAGTTTGATTTCGTTGTTATAAGTATCCATTATCAAAACCTTTCTTTAAATTGCTGTTAGTTCGCTGGTAGTGGGTCGTTCGTTATGAAAACGAAGTTACCGGTACTAGCTTTATCGCTTGTAAATTTATTGTCAATTGTAAACCATGCGTTCGCATTATAGGTAATCGCATTTACTGGGTACGATGATGGTGATTTGTATCCGTCGTTGTTTGTTAGCGTGAACGTACCGCCAGCCGTAACTGCATAGCGTCCTGTAACAACGTTTCCGACTCGTGTGTAGTTAATTAGTATATCGCTAGTTGAACCAATAGTTTTTGTGTAGACTTTTTGCGCTGCATTAACAGTACCAGTGAATGTCTTATCTCCGGCAATTGTTTCTACACCTGTCTTGTGTACAACATCATCTTCAAAAGCAAACGATTTCCAAGCAGATAGCGTACCTGAACCAACTACCGATATATACTTTTTTGATACACCGCCAGCAAACGGAACCAATTCAATATATCCATCAGTTCCACCTGTAAATCCGGGTGTAATTATCGCCGTATAATAATTTTGCAATGGCGAATTAGCAATTGATTGTGAAGCAATAACCCACGAACCTGAATATTTAACCATGTTTCTAGCAACATCGTTAAAATCTGTAAAAGTAGCATTTCGTGTTGAAATAGCACCGTCAATCGGCTGTGTTGACGTAAGTTTTCCGGTAAACGTTTTGTCACCTGGGATTGTTTCGGTTCCCGTCTTGTGTACAAGTTGTGCATCATTGATAGCAATATAACTCGCTGTGCTAGAAGCTGTGCTGTTAACATTGTCTACTGCGCTAGAAGCTACGCTACTAACAATATTAATCGCACTGGAAGCGACTGATGTGGCACTAGAAGTTGCACTGTTAACTTGATTTACTGCGCTAGACACCTGTACAGACAATGAGTTTGCAGTAGATGATGTCGCAGCGATTGATTGCGTAACGTTTGCCAAACTATTAGTTAAGTGTTGGTTGATTTCAGCGATTGTCGTATCAACAACAGAAATATAGTTCTGTGCTTCTTCTTGCGTCAGATCAACGGCTTCGATAACGTTTACTCGGAAGTTAGCTGACGAAGCGCTGCCGTCTCCATTTACAAACTTGAAGTAAGCAATCTTGAACTCACCAATATCCATACCCCATGCTTTGCTTGGCGTGTAGTCAAAGATACCGTTTGGTGCTTCAACAAGCGTTACGTTTCCATCAACAATCTTGTGGTTTCCTGCTGTCGTACCCATGAACGTGATTGTCCACCCTTGCAAGTCCATTGGCTCGCCGTTTGCAGTTACCGTTGTTCGTAACGTCTCAAAACCACCGTCCCCTTGTCGTACCTTAATCAGTGGGTTTTGAATTCCAGTCTTAGTAACGTCTAGTGCTAAGTTCACGCTATTACTCATATTACATTGCACCTCCTTCGTCTGCGTTTTGTTGTTCAGAAACTACATTAGAATCTTCTTTTTGAACATCAGGCACGTAAAATTCCGACACAGCCGCCATGTCCTTAATCTTAACAAGCGCCTTATTGTACCAATCAGAAGTAGTGTCAGATAGCGCAATGCCATCTTCCTTTGTCAATACAGCTTGACCGCCCAAGTATTGAGACGCATCTTCTGTGTTGTGAATTGAATAAGGAATTACTACTTGTGAGATTTCAATTCCATTTTGTCCGTTTTCCGGACGCACTTGTGGAGATTCGAAGTTTACTGTTACTGTCATTTTAATTTCCTTTCATATTGCGCAAAATAAAAACACGGTTTCCCGTGCTTCCATTGTACTATAAACCAATGTTTTTTACAGCCTGTACGCGTTCTTGATACGTCATGTAGTTGCCACCCTTGTTCGTAAAGATTAACGGCTCTAATGCATAACCAAGCGCTTGAATTGCGTGATCGTCTCCATCTACTGGAACATTCAGTTGCTTGTCGAACTTGTCTTTCTTGTAAACGTACGTACTCATTTCGTCAGCAAGCCATGAAACACTTGGGTGAATATGGTACTTGTACGACTTCATGAACTCCGTGCGCTGCACCAAACTGTCCTTACCCTTACCGGCGGGGATAACGTTTCGCAGTCCACGGGTTTGCAGTTCTGTAATCGTTCGCGGTTCTGCGCTATCTGCGTACACCTTGCCAGCTAAACCGCCGTGTTGAGCGATTAAGCGTGCCATAGGGTCATTTAGTAACCCTTGCTGATAAAAGCCGTCAAACACGTATATATCGCTTCCTACGACCTTTGCACGAATGAATGCCGTTGGGTCATGAGTGAACCCGAAGTCCAGTCCTTGAATAAGTTGCCCGTTGATTGTGTCAATGTCAAAGTCTTCAAGCTCAAACAGTCCGTCAAACACAAGACCGTCAGCAACACCCCAATCACCATATACAACGACACGAGCACGATCAGGGTTCTTAACTTTCATCTCTTCCATCATCTGAATAAAATCATCGTCAAGAAACGCATTGTTCTTATAAGTGGTCGTAAACGATAACACGTTACTCTTGCGTGTCTCTTCGTCAAAGAACTCCCGCTTCAACCAGTGCCTGTCGCTCCACGGGTTAAACGTCAGCAAGTGTTGATAGAATCCACCTTCTGGCAGAATACCACGGATAGACTTGTCCACCTTGTCGAAGTCGTCATCACTTTTCAGCTCATACGCTTCTTCCCACCAAACACGCGCAATCTTACCAACTGCCGGACTAATTGACGTCAGCTTCAATGGGTCGTCGTTTCCCTTGAAGTAAATCTTGGTGCCATTTGGGATGTACGTAATTTCGAGTGGGCTGACTGTAAACTTGAATAGCCTTTCTAGTCCTAACCATTGAATAGTCTGCTTCAAGCTAGAAAACGTACTGTCCTTTTGAGTTGTTTGAAACTGACGGATAACCAGCCAATTAAGCCATGGATACTTGATAATGTCGTGAACGACTTTGAATGTAGCAGCAGTAGATTTGCCGGATCCACGAGAACCCTTCAACGCAATATAACGCGCGTTGCTAGTAAACAGCTTGTAGTACGACTTATCAACAGTGTTTGGAAAATCAAGTGTTATTGTCTTCATTGTCAAACCCCACAAAGTTAATTGTTACGTTTTCATCTTCAATCATCATTTTTGCCTGATTTTCTGCGATTTTTGCTTCTGCTTGCAATTTCTCGATTTGTTTTTCTAGCAATTCGATGCGTTTGTCCAACAAGTTACGTTCGCCATAACGATCACTGTCATTGTTTTTCAAAGCGAAAATAATCGCAGTTGTGTCTGCTGGCATCGTCTTTTTAACTTTTTTAACGTGTTTCTTTATTACTTTGTCGTTATCTCCAACCCATTGTTCAGTATGAACTTCTTCAAATTCTCTGTCTATTAGTTTATCTTTGAGTGCTTTTTCTGCTTTAAACGCGATGTTACGCGGTTTAAATTTATCTGCTTTTTTTAATAAGTCCGATAAGTCCGAATAATCTTGTTTATATTTCAAAAATGTGCTTCTTGCAATTCCCAACTCAACAGCAATATCATCTAACGTCCAATCATGAGAATACCAAAAGAAAATGTCGTCAAAGTGCGGCTTAACATGTGTTTCATATTTCGTTTCTCCCATGTATTATCATTACCTCCTTCCATATAATTTATTATTTAGATACATAAACAAAAGAAGCGGTTTTAACATTACCTCTAAAAGATTTTTTCATTGACTCTTTAAATCCTTTAGACGTTTTCATTCGCCCATAATCTGTTAAACGCCAATTATTGTTTTTATTAAGAGCATGAATGAGATTTTTTGCAGATGTTGTAATTCTAAAATCATAGTCTGCATAAATTTCAGCTATTGCATTTAAAAACGCAACACCCAAGCCAATACCTTGATAATCAGGCAAAACAACTAATCGAGTTACTTTCTTTATTTTTTTGTTTTTAGGATGCGGAAAATGAATTACACCGATAAATGCAACTATTTTATCATGATCATATAAGCCATAGCAGGTTGCCGCTTTCGATAAATCAGAATTTAAATAGTGATAACGCTTAAACTTTCCCCACTCTGTTCGCTTACATTTTTTAATGATGTATTGTTGCTTGCTTCGTGGGGGAATTGAAAAACCTGTTGCATCTTATCTGTATTAAAAACCCAATCAGGTTGTAAAAATTCCACTATGTCAAAATGACAACCAATCGCTACAAACTTTTTGTTTGGATATCGTTTCATCGCTTTATTGATTGCAATTGACATCGCTTTTGCAACTTGGCGATCAACAACGCTAGTATATTCATCAAAAACAACAAAATCTGAACTCAACATCTTTCGAGCTAAGTCTACTCGCATTTTTTCGCCGTTAGATAAAACGCTATACGGCTTTAACCAACTAGGAACACTTCCGAAACCGACCGCGTAAAACATTTTTTGAATTTCTTGAATATCATTGCCTGGCATATCGTCGATTACTGATTTTGCTTTATATTCAAAATTATCGTCAATCAAATCGTCAAACAATTCTCGTCCGATAGTAGACTTACCAGTTCCTGATCCGCCAACAATAATTCCTATTTGCCAATTTTCTGGAAAATTTATTGTGCCATGAAACTTTTCTGTTGAGTGTTCTGGTTTAATATCAAAGTCATTCATGACTTTTGAAACGCGAAATGTGTTATCAATATCACTTCGTTTTACAATGTTGAAATCCGGCATGGATATCCCTCCTCAACTAATTTCGCAAAATATTGTTCCAATTCATCTTCGTTGTCTGCTTCAATGATGATGATTGTTTTATCATTGATTGTAGCAGGTTCTGTGTTTTCGTCTTTTTGTTGATTGTCTAAATCGTTTAATTCTTCAAAGCCAAATTCAGGCATATCAAAATCTAAATCTTTTAGTTCTTCTAATTCACTTGCCAATAAATTTTCGTCCCAATCAGCAAGTTCACTCGTCTTGTTATCAACTAGCCTATAAGCTTTAACTTGTTCATCAGTTAAATTGTCTGCAACGGTTACCGGAACTTGTTCTAATCCCAATCGTTTAGCGGCTTTAAATCGAGTATGTCCAACGATGATAACATTATCATTATCTACAACAATTGGCTGTTGCCAACCAAACTCTTTAATTGAATTTGCCGTTGCTTCAACAGCATTATCATTGTTTCTTGGATTATTATCATACGGCATGATGTCCGTAATTAACATTTGTTTAATATTCATTTCATTACCTCTAATATCAATTATAACAAAAAAAGCAAGGCTTTACAGCCATGCCTTAACATTGTCAAACTAGCTTATCCATATTATTCCATAACCAATGTAGTCCAAATACACCAATCAAAATTCCAAATGGATTAAGCATAAATAGTGATAAAACAGCAATGGCGAATAATGTCATACCCAATAAAATAATTAAAATCTGTTTAAACAATTCATTCATGCTTGCCTCCTACGCGTTCAAACAGTTCAACCAAGAACAACGCCCAGAAGAACAACACGCCAATTCCAACAACAATCAAAACTGCTTTAAGCATCAACGCTGACGCAAAGAAGAACGAGAACGGCAGCCCGAATGTAACGAATACAATCATGGCGAAAACAATAAACCCTAAAATAACTTTCATAATAGCTCCTTTATTCGATTTTACTATCATCAACGACAAAAACCGGTTTGCAGTTTTCAACAATATAATTGTATGCTAGCTCACCATTTCCATCATCTAGCTCTTCCACAGTGTTTTCCGGTAATTCGTTGCGAATTTCTTCGTCGTTATCTTCAACTAAACTTTCCCAAATATCATTCGGGTCATTAGCGACCATTCCACCAAAATAATACCATCCATTTATTTTTTCGAATTTCATAACAAGCTCCTTTACTTGGTTAGTGCGTCTAGCACGATCTTGACAATCGCAATCCAGAAAACGATAGAAGAAATAGCACCGATTTCTCCGGCTAGATTAAACAAAATAGCATTACCGGTGAATACCGCCATCGGCAAAATAAACACGAAGATGATAATGCCAATAATAAACGTGGTCATAGCTGTCTTTTTCATTTTTAAAACTCCTTTTTAATCGTCCGTAAATAAGTGGCTGATGTCGCTCAATGCGCACCAAACAATAGAAAAAATAATTATTGACGTTGGAATGTCTAAAACAACACCAAGCAAAATTATGAGATAACTAACCGCAATTCTAATTGCGAACAATATTTTCTTATTCATAAAACTCCAATTCCACCCCGCTAGGCATTTCGTATAGTTCAAACGAGTAACGATAAGTGTCGCCCGTCTTATATCGCTTGTGTGCTTCAATGCTGACAATTTGGCTGTCGTCAAACCCGAGTGCGTCCATCATTGCATCGTGCATTGGCTTCATCGTGTTGTCGATGTCTGACGTGCCACGAGTGATTGGTAAAACCGTTGATGTTGAAAACTCCGCTCGCTGCTTCTTTGTTTTTAAGTATGCAGCAGGTACTGGATACTCGTACAACTCACGCAACTTGTAAGCAACGCCATCTTTAATTTCGATGTGCGCTTCTTCTGCCAAGTCCCAAATAGTCGTCTTAACGATTTCTTTTTGTTGCTTGTAGTGTGGCGATCGATACATATTAGCACGCCGGCTAGTTCCAATTTCATTTCCGCTGGCAAATTTATCAGTTAGCTCAATTGACGCTTCAAAAACTTTATTCATAACATTCTCCCAGACACTTGCAAGCCGTGTTCAAGTGCAGCCTTTGCCACGCTGTTTGCAAATTCTTTCGTTTCGTACTTGGCAACCATGATTGGTATGCCGTTCTTGTGTACCAGCAACTCAAATCGTTTAGTTGGCTTGTAAGTTCCATTATACAACTTATATTTGCTATCCTTGACGATTTCGTTCCACAACCCCATTGCATGACGCCCTACGAAACTATCATATCCAGTCATTGAAGCTATGTCCCCCAGAAACACGATTGCTTGTTTTTCCTCTTGCTTCATCGATATATTCGTCATCGCTTAACTCCCTTAACTCGAACATAGTAGACGCTTCGTAATCAAACTTGAATACATAATTGGCGTATAATCCATTACGTTTCTTGCTCTTACGAATACGTAAACCCATTTTAACCGTTTGGCTGTCAACATCTTCCAATTTGAAGAAAATACCGAACCACTTTGAGTTCTGAAAAATACGGTCGCTTTCTGCAATCTTGTTTTCAGGCATTTCGTCATCGTTTTCCAACGCACGGTTCATTTGCGTTATTTGCAAGATAGTGATTGGTAGTTCCTTCGTTAGAACCTGCAACACTCGTTGTGTGCGGTCAAACTTGGCTCGTAAATCAGGCGTATCATCAACGTCAATCAAAGATAGTTGGTCCACAACAAAGAAGTCGATGTTATAACGCTCGTAAATGGCCCTAATTCTCCCCGTAAGCTCGTTTAACTCGGTGTAGGTATAATCTTGCACCAACAGCTTTTCAGCACGCTCTACGGGAATAAATTGCTCAATAGACGTGTATATCTCTCCTGCTTCTTCTTCTAGTCCGAAGTAAGCAACATATTTATCGTTTAGCAGTTGTGTCTTTGCGATGTGCATTGCCATTTGTGTCTTTCCAACATCAGGTCGTCCACCAATCGTCAATAGCTGGTGTGGCGTGTAGAACGCGTTGTCTGTAATAGACTCGAACAAGTTTGTTGCTGGTAAGTCTAAAATATCTTGGAACTTCATGAGTTCCACGTTGCGGATTGCGTTTAGCTCTCCTTTAATTGTAGCTTCATTAAGCATTTCGTATCTCCGTGCGCTTATTTATGTCTAAACGTTCTTAATCTTTGCCCCGTGTACATCTTCCAAGAAGGCGGCAAACGCAGCAAAGTTCTTGCCACGTCCATATTGGTGGTAACGTTCGCCATTGAACGCCGATGTGATTACTTGATCATCTCGCAACTTTTCAAGTGTAGCCGCAATTTCATTGGCGTGTGGTGCATATCCACGCGGTGAACGTCGTCGCATTTGATTAAAAATCTGTTCTGGGTTAGCCGTGTACTTCGTGTCTTTACTCTCCCAGTAAGTAATATTGTTCATGACGTATTGTGCAATAAATGCTCGGTTTTCCATTTTTAACTCCTATTTGATTTCTTCTCGTTTGTATGTTCCTTGGTTCAAATTTATTGCGATAAACTCGCCACTATATTTGTTTTCAAGCGTTCTTTTGTAATCCGAATAAATAAAATCATCAACGTTTTGAAAGATAGATGTAAGTACCTGCTCTTTTCGATGATAATACTTTCTAGGTTCTTTAAACAAAATCATGCCGTGCTTATGACCTTTCGGTAGTCGCGTTCCTGAACCAAGCAACGAATATTTAAATCCTGCAGTTTCTAATTTTGTTCTATCATTTTGTGCTGTTGAGAACGGTGGGTTATCAAATACAAATCGATCAGTCTCTCCACTTGCGAGTAAATCTTCAAAACGATCAAACTCTTTTACGTCTAACCCATTATCAATTAGAAAATGTGTATATGGGTTATTATTTCCGAATGCTGTTGCAAACTTTGTTTTACCAGCGAATTCGGTATACTTCTTCGTTAGTTCAAAATGTTCTTTAACTAACTCCATTGGAGTGTAAAACTCATCTAACGTTTCACGCTCTTCTTTTGTATACTTCTTTGCCCAATTCATTGTCATTGCTTATACTCCTTTGGTACATATCACTTTATAATAAAAAACAACAATAGAATTTCTGTTAATATATTATTATTGATATATATTTTGGTTGCGGTTGTTCCGCACCAAATCAATAAACCTATTATTTGCTTTTTTTATCGCTTTGTCAACCATTTCTTTAATGAATTGGTATAGTCGTACTCGAATAGGTCAGCATTGCGAAATGATATGTTCATTGCAGCTGCAACGTTCAACTTTGTCATGCCGTCATTACGCATAATTGAATACACGTAACTATAATGCCTGTAATTAGCATGTGTGATAGTTCTAAACTCTTTCTTCATGTTAATCACCATATCCGCTCATATTGTACCAGCGCGCCAAACGATCAATGCGTCCCATACCCCAACCTGTAAACATCTGAACGTCCTTGCGTGTGTAATTGCACTTGCGCAATTTGATGTATAGCAACTTAGCTTCTTCAAACTCTTCGTGCCTTTTCTTAGCAACATTATCAAATCCATTGAAGTATGGCGTTTCAGGTTCATGTTCCTTTGGCTTGTCAACATTTACCGCAACCAAATCGCCAACGTTGTAACTGCTGAAATTATAGTTAATCATTTTTGTATCCCCCTAACAACTTAATAAGTCCCCACAAAGCTAAACTGATTGATAACGGTACAACTGTCAACAATACATATAAAGCGATTGTAAACATTACGTCTAAATGTAATAGCAATGCCAAGAACGGAACTGCGAAAATCGGTGCAGCTAATAGTGCGCTGTTAATACTTGCGTGCATCTTCTTCATGTTTTAACGGGCTTTCAGTCTTTCCACCCTTGGCTGTTTGTTTAAAAGTTGCTTCTTGTAACTGTCCCTGTATTGTCAACTGACAAACCGGCTACACATGAATATTCGTTGTATATTTCAACAGAAATGTTTTCAACATCATATTTTGCGAACACGTTTTTGTAATACTTTTTAAAAGCTCGATCTAGTTTCTCGCAAGTATCGTAAAAGTTGTTTTCGCTTGTTTTGTATGCTTCATCATAAGGTTCGCACTCATAATATGCAGTGTTGTTTTCTATGTGATGCAACTGAATAGACTTATAAATGCTATTTTTGAAAACACCTTTAACAAAATCGTTGTAAAAAGTTCCGTACAATTCAGATTTTTCTTTTTCGAGGTTCTTTTCCATATATTTATATCTCCTTTTTTTATATATATAACTATACACCAAAATTTGTTTATGTCAATAAAAAAAGACAGCAATTAAGCTGCCTTAATAATTTCTTATAAATTGAATACGCCACGCTGCTTGTTCTCGTCAAAGTAATAAATCTTCATGCCGTTAAGAGATCCAACGAAACCATTGCTCTTTTCCCAGCCACTTGTTTTCGTGATCGCAGGCACTTGGTGAATGTAAAGACTATCCGTCTTTTCTGTGGTCGTGTGGTAATGCCCTTGGAACCAGTGGATATCGTTACCGGTTTGCAGTGATTGAATAAGCACGTCAGGCATTTCAGCCTTGATGAACTTCAAATAATCAGTATCGCGCAAACGGTTCTTTTTAACGCCTCCGCCGTGATACATAACTACCGGAACGTGTCCGAGTCGGTAACTGGCAAACTCACCAGTGTATTCAATATCAACGCCCATAGCATTCAGTGTGTGGTACATGATTTGCGAACTTGTGCGGTCGTGGTTGCCGTCAATTGCCATTACTTTAACCTTACCAGCATATTCAGAAGTCGCACCTGTAATCGCTGTAATGAAGTTAGTTGCATCTGTTACCGCCTGTATTAAGTCGATACTATCAATTGATGTTCCGGAGCTTGTTACGCCTTCCGCCGTTTCGCTGTGCAAATAGTCGCCTCCAAGAATAATCAGCAACTCTGTAACCGGTCGTGCTTTTAGTTCATCAACAACTTCTCCAATCTTATCGAAGTATACCGCGCTGTTAGCAAAGCCAAAGTGCATGTCGTACAATGGAAGCACTGCATACATGTTGTTATTTGCGCTTAAAACGTTCTCTGACGTCTTTTTAGTAAATTCATAGCTATTTACCTTATCAAGATACAAATCAATGTCAAATGGCTTTTCTCTGCGTTCAAACGCAATCCTAAGCGATGTTTTGTCTGCGTATTGATTGAAGTATGATCCGCTTTGCTTAATTTCGAACTCATCAGGGTTCAAACCAACAAATTCTAGCAGTTCAGCTTCTCCCTTATCCTTAATTGCTGTAAACGCTTCTCCGTCAATCTCCTTGACGTTATATGTACGTCCGTCTGGTCGTTCCTTTTGACGTGTTACAAACGACTTGTTGAGCATTGCGCCAGTTTCTCGCATTCGTTGCGCGCGCTTTCTGATTGTCGCTTCTTTCTTCCCCAAATGTTCAGCGATTTCTTTTTGCGGCGTCATGCCATAATGTTCAATCAAATATAAATCTTCTTCACTAGTCCAAGTCATCTTGCTCCCCTAACACGTCAATAACCATCTGAATGTTTTCCTGTGCCTTCTTCAAATCTTGAATAGGCTTACCCTTATCCTTATATCGTGATACATACTTAATTGCGTTACCAATTGCCCATGACTTGAAACCTTCATCGCCAAGAATTGAGCGAATGTGGTTCTTAACTTCTGTTCCGTCTTCTAGCATGTAGTGCGATGGTCGCTTTACAGCGTCACCCATAGTAAACATTTCGTCAATCAATCGTTGCTTTTCCGTTTCGTTCATTATAATGACCAACCTTCAATATTTTCGTAAATAAAATTATAAAACTTGTCCGGATCTACCATTTTAATATATTCATAGTAGTCCGGCATTGCAAGACCGCTCGCAACTGCTTCTAAAAACCGTGTGTAAATGATAGCTGGATAACCCTTGTACCCATTAAACTTACCGTTACGGTGGAACAAAACTTGATATCCGAGTTCGTGCGCTTTCATCATAGTATAGTTCTTAATAAATGTATCGTCCATGCCTTAATTAAACCCCTTTGATCCAGTAGAACCAAACCCGCCACGATTAACATCATCTAGCTTTGTTACTTCTTCAAAGTTAATATCTCCAAACATAGTTGCTTGCGTATCAACCAAACGGAATTGTAACAATCGTGTGCCACGTCCGACAACAGAAGCGCACGTTGCATAAAAAACGGCACACCATTCATCATCATCTCCACTATATGAATTATCAATCACTCCCACGCTATTTGCTAATAATAGCCCAGTCTTAATGAACGTTGACGATCGCGGCAAAATGTGTGCTTCAACACCGTCAGGCAACTTAATAGCCAAACCAAGCGGTACCTTAACAACATCTCCAGCTTCAACTGAAATATCATCATCGATTACTAAATCAATCCAATCTCCTTTCTTGATTGTTTGTAAACGGTAGCTGTCTTCGTGTGTGTACTTAACTTTTACGTCCATTTCTATACTCCTTATCGTTCGTTAAAAATACGGTTTAGTTCATTCATATCTTCTTCTGTCGCAAAATTCTTAACAAAGTTCTTTGCGTGGCTCTTATAAACCAACTTCTTACGCCGTTCCTTGTTTTCTGGCTTCTTAAAATATTCTCGCATGTATTCATTTCGTTCCATATCATAACAGGCTTGCAGTCTTTTCACCTTTGGCTGTTTAGATTTAATTGTACATTACAAGTTAATATGACCGTAATTAGCTACCGCTTCGTCCCCTACCTTTTTCCATTCCGTTGCCGAATTGTCAATGATTTTGTCAAATCGATTTAGTAACTTTTCATTATTGAATTTCAAGTCGAACCAACTAACTCCAGCGTACTCCATGAGCGCACTCATAGCTATCCAGCGTGTTGCATGTTCATTGAAGAACAGCTGTCCATGTTCATATAATGTTTCTGGCTGCTCCATCACCACTCCACCTTTTCAATAGTCATTTTCCAAGCGTTCATCGATTCATCTTCAAAGATACGGAAGCCTTGTACAACTGCTTTCTTTCCATTTCCTTGCAAAATTTCAACAACGGCAGACGTCGCTGCTTTTCCAAGCAACAATTGTGCTTCAATCAATTCTTCATATGTCATTAGTATACCTCGATAATATTTTTAATTTCGTTCAAATCTGCATCAGCTTCTTCCAGCCCATTACTGCTTAAACTATCAATCATCACATCTAAATCGCCATGTTCTTCTTGTAAATATTGCAATCGATTAATAAATTCACTAACCTTCATCATTCTACCTCATTTCCGTCTTCGTCAATTTCAACAACAATCTGATGAGAATTAGCCCATTCTAGCGCTCCTTCTCGTGTGTCGAACTTAGTTGCACCACTTACATAGTAACGATTTATTGCAGCGATTCCATTCTTAACTTGAACATATATATAATCTCCATAGTTATCACTCTTTTCGCTGCGAACAACGAACTTATGCGGCGCTTCAACTTCAAACATATCTTCACCGTTCAGCCATTGAATAATTGCAATCAGGCGGTTGTTTCGTTCGATAGAGTTTTCAACTCTACGCCACCAAATATAAACAACGTCAGGAACGTTTTGAATGTCATTCCCGTTAACAAACGCGTTAAAATCTTTATCCTTTGCATTCAAATTCATATCATCGCGCCACTTGATTAACTCATTCATGAACTTTTGTGTTACCTTGTACATCTTTTCTTCCTTTCGTCCATCATATACAACTATTCTATTTTCTAACTGATCCATAGCCGACCAAGAAATTTGTCCATCTTCCCTTTCAGTTAACATATATGGAAACGAATATAACCCTTCTTCGCTAGTAACCCATTCAGTTGGTCGTTCTCCACCAATCCAAACAAGTCCGTTTTCTTCCAACTTCTTCAACACGTCAAGTTCTTGTTCCTTGTTTGCTACAATGTATGCCTTATACGTCATATTCTTATATCTCCTTTGTTTATATATATATAACTATACACCTAAATTTGTTTATGTCAATAAAAAAAGAGCGATATAATCGCCCTTAACATCTTTTAAATTTTGCTCTTTGACCAAACGCTCCAAAAGCGCCCATACAATGCAGTCATAAGATAGAACGCCATCGTTAGCAACATAGGTAACGCTGACGATGAGTAGTTAGCCATAAGCGCCGTAGCCCACAAAGTGATGTTAGCAACATCAGACAACAACCAAAGTGTGTAGCTGTCTCCGTAACCACGGAACACGTAAATTGAAGCAATAGCACCAATTGACAAAGACAAGCTGTCCCACAATGGGTTAGTATCTCCTAGCTTTGTATATGCGTATGTAGCAACCGCCCAGAAAGCAATCAAACCAATTAGCGTTAGCAACCAACCACGGCGTGTAAGGAACTTAGCACCACCTTCAATACGATGGCCCCAACTTTTCCACCTAATCATCAATGGTACGTCAATCAATGCAACGAATACCAGTTGATCAAACACGCTGGCATAGTGTCCAACGCTAAAATTGATGTAAATAAACCCAATTGCGCTAATCAGACCAAGCAAACCGTTAATGGGTTTTCCAATCATCATGTATACAGTGCAGGCGCTACCAACCATCGTTGCTGCAAACGTAACCAGTGCCATTGTGTTCAATTCACCAGTAAGCAATAATGCAAGTTGTACCCCTAACATAAACGCAAGCATAACACCACCGGCCGTGTTGATGCTCTTAATTTCTTCCTTTAACCACTTAAAATATTGCATTAGAATAATCCTTCGCCCCATTCATTGTTTTTGTTTTGATATTTATCGCTAAACCATCGCAGCGTTTTCAAGTCTTGCGTTTTAAACGCCTTCTTGAAGTCGTCTGTTTTAAAAAAAGTCCGTTTGCCTTCTTTGTCGTAACTTACGCCAATAAAATTCCCTTTATTATCAGACAATGTATAGTACATCTAAAAACTCCCGCTCATATTGTTGTTGTAACTTATAAGCCTTGCGTCGACTCATATGCTTATCACCGGGGTTCGCTACTTGTCCCGCCAATTCAGCAACAGCGTCATATATATCGAAATCTGTTTCAAGCATAATCATCTTTACGCGGAACTTGACGTAATCAGGGTTGTCGTAACTAGCGTTTGCAAAACTGCCGTTTTTCTCTTCGTACTCTTTAACTAAATCAAACCACTCCATAACTAACCGCCTTATTCAATAAAAAAAGCGGCATTACCGCTTTTCAACCCATACAATATCATCATTTTGCTTTTTTGCTACATAAATTCCCGTTTCATCAACCCACAAATCACCAACTGAAAAAATTTTTGGTTCTTCATTTCCATAAAACATTTCTACCTTAACATTTGTATCTTTCGCCATTTTTTATACCTTCTGTTTAGAACGGCAAGGCGTCATCAGGGAAGTCAACCTCTCCAAATGGTGATGAAGTTGCCTTTGAAACAGTCGCAGTAGCTGGTTGTGCATTGTCATTCTTTGAACCAACAAAGTCGAATTGGTCAACTACAACATCAGTTGTGTAAACTCGTGTTCCGTCTTCCTTTTCGTATGATCCAGTTTGAATGCGTCCTTGAACCGCAACTTGTTGACCCTTGTCAAAGTATTGGTTAAGTAGTTCAGCAGTCTTTCCAAACGCTACAACGTTGATGAAGTCGCTTTCGCGTTCTCCGTCCTTGTTCTTAAAGTTTCGTTGTACTGCGATGTTATTGCGGAAAACAGACGTGCTGCCAAGTTCCTTGAATTCGTTATCTCGTGTAAAGCGTCCCAATAGTTGTACTGCGTTCATGTTATGCGTTCTCCTTCTTTGTTGTCTTCAAGTAGTTAATAATGTAAGTCTTTTGATTGTCGTTTGCTGTTTGGAACGTTGGAGCGTCCTTAACAGCTCCCTTTGTAAGCTTTCGCAAATCTTCAAGTGTTTGTGTTAAGTTTACGCCGTTATTACGTTGGTAAGTATCCAGCGCACGTTGGAAAGCTATTAACGTTTTTTCGCTTTGCTTTTCTTCCTTAACAGCTTCTGGCAAATCTTCACCAGCGTAGATGTAAAGTCCCAAACCATGGCGGGCAATTGCCTTAGTCAAAGCTCGTTGGATTGTCTTGTTTACAGCGAAACTGTCCAATGCATTTAATGCAATTGACTTGTTGCGGTGATCCATGACTGGAAGCATCTCGATGTGTTCTTGTCCGTCAACCGTAACGCCTACTTTAACCCAAGCCGTGCGACCGTCTGTAAAGTAATTAACGTTACGCTTGATTGGAAACGCTTGTTCGCCGTGGATAAGCAAGTCATCAATTTCGTTTTCGTAAATCTTGTAACTTGCATCTGGGTACTTGTTTTTCAACTCGCCCCAAGCCCACGCCCAAGATAGATAAGTAAGATTAGACTTCTTTTCAGTCTTTCCGCTTACATCAATTGCTGACAATGTTTGAAATACGCTCATTTTGTTTTCTCCTTTTTTCCTATGTGTATATTATACCAAACCAAGTAACGGCTGGCAAATTTTTAGCGCCATTTAATTGATTGCGTATTAGTTGTTTCAATAGCGTCAGCTTGTTGCAAGTCCGCCATAACTTCCGCACCAAACAACTTAGCTAGTTGAGTAGGCGACTTCGTAGCGACGGCATCCCAACCATATTTATTAACCAGTGCCTTCTTAATTGTTTCGCTGTCCTTGACCTTCTTAGTTTCACGATTAACCAGTTCAACGCTGCTAAATTCCTTGCCTTGTTCCTTAACGCGACGATTGAATTCTTTTGTCATGATGTCGAACTTTCCGCCGAACATCTTGACGTAGTACATAGCGTTCTCTAACGTGTTGTCGTCTAGCAGTTGAACGCTCATGGCGTTGATGTCGTTAAGCCCCATTCGCTCGCCTTCGTCAGTAACAAGCATTGCGCCGTAGTTGTTATGTTCTGAATAAACCATTGTAAGCCCCCCCCTTATTGCTCGAAAACGTCATCGCCTTGGAAGTAGTTGACCAAAGCCGTAAAACGTCGCATATGCTCTCCTGTGGTGTTTGTGCTATCAATCCAGCGTTGAATAGTCGGAAACGACTTGTAAACTCCCGCAACTTCCATAATGATGTCGCTAAGTTCCATCTCGTCTTCAAATCGCGTTTCTTCCCATTCGTTGAGTTCCTTTTGCATTGTCGTTGATAAGTACATATTTCTAACTCCTTTTCTTTCTAGTCTTGTGGCTTGTCAGCCTTTGCACCCTAAGTGCAATATAGGGCTGGCATATATAGCCACATAAATAGCCGGCATCTGGTCAGCTTGCGCTGCCTATTACTCTATCCAATATAACTCATATTTACCGTATAACAATTGATTAACGATTACCTTAACAAATTCTTTATCTTCTTCAAAATCTTCGTCGTTTAGATAATCTCCACGTTCAAGATAAAACGCTTTTGTGGTTTTAAAGCCTAGCGACTTTACTATCATCGTTTTATTTTCTGCTTCAAACCAGATTAGATCTATAAATTTATCATCAGTAGTTAAGTAGTGTTTCATCTCCTTATTTATCCTTTGATTATTTGTATCTATATATAGTTGGTTTGCGGTGGTCCGCACCAACTGATACAAATAATATTGTCTATTATTTTGAATGCCTTGTCAATAGTTTTTTATTGTACAATTTCGTTTAATGTGTTTAATAAATAAAAACGCAAAATAAAACGGGTAGACTGTTAAATCTACCCGTTAAACAAACTATTAACCGAATGTTACTTCGTATTGTTCAAACATATAATCAAATTCTTCGTAACGATCATTTGCGCTTTCAGTATAATCAATTGCAGGTACTTGCTTCATAACTTCAGCTTTAATGAAGTTCAAAGCCTCGTCGTAAGAATTAGTAGTAAACAATGCTCGTGCAAAACCCTTCTTCGTAACCATGTAGTTCATAATATAATGCTCCTTTTTTCTTATTGTATAGATGTATTAAGTTTGCGCTATTGGAGCGCCCTTAATACAAGATATATTATCTCCTTATTTTTTTATTGTGTCAATAGTTTTTATTGTACAATTTTTGAATGTTTGTTCAACTTTATTTGCAAAGAAAAAGCACCGGTGCATATCTGCGCCTAGTGCTTAATCACCATTTCAAAGGAGTAAATAAATTATATCAAGATAAAACAAAACCCGCAAGCGTATATCTACGAAGCGGGTTAAGAACTATAAGAAAAAAGGAGTACAAGCACTTGTTAGGGAACTTGTATACACAGTATAACACAACAAAATAAAAAGGACAACGCCTTTTAATCACGTGTCCAAATAGCTGTGGAGTTGTCTTTAAGGAGCTTTTGCAGTTCGTCCTTAATGTAATTCAAATCTTGCTCCAAATCGTCTGTATCGCCGTCATATTCGCGCTCATCGATATGATAAGCCTTACGCCAATCATCAGCGACTTTATATCCGGTAACTTTGACCGCATGATCTTCAAATTCAGTTGTCAGTTCAACCGGTTCGGTCGTTTCCATGTCTTTCGTGATTTCTAAAAAATACATAAATGTTATCTCCTTTGATATTTGTAGTTATATATGGTTTGTTCGCATTGGGTGCGCCAAACCAACTACCAATATATTGTCATTTATTTTAAACGCCTTGTCAATAGTTTTTATTGTACAATTTTACGTAAACTGTTCAATAAATAGAATAAAAGAAAAACACCCACTTGTTAAAAGTGAGTGCCATAATTTTATGCGTTTCGTGCAACCGTCGAATCCACCCAGACCTTCCAACCGTCAATCATAACGGCAATACCGTTGCTTGGTTCGTCGTAGTCAACGATGTCCATACGGTCTTGCTTAAACTTGAAGCGAGTGCCGTTTGTGCTTGATTGGTCGGTTCCGTCCGTCCAGTCCACTTCGCTCATCGGTACGCCATTGTTCGTCCATTCTTCTGCACTAGTCGTTGGAGTTGGTTGTAGTCCGCCAAGTTCGTTGCTGATAACTTGCCACATACCGTTGATGTATCCGCGATCATCAACATTGAAGTCCTTGCCATTCCACACAACATATCCGTATTGCTTCATATATTGAACGTCATTAGCCGGCTGTGCAGCTGGTTGTGGCGCAGGTGCTGGAGTTGGATTCACTGAACCGCCACCAGCGATGTCCTTCTTCAATTGGTCGTAAGAAACGCCCCATTTAGCCAAGAATGGCAATGGGTCAACGTGGTCTGAACCGTGTCCTGTCTTACTTGCATAGTTGTGTGTCTTAATTCCAGCTAAATCTCCAGTATCTAGCGTAAAATCAGTGATACCAGCTTCTTGTGCAAGTTGTCGTGCCAATTCAACATATACAGCATAAGCAGCGTTAAATTGCTCTTGCGTTTCGATACGCTCTGCAAACTCGATTGCCGCGTATGTTTCCCAATTCCAATCACCACCAACGTCATAAGCCCCACCGTTCGTTTGAGCAACTTGCCACGCTGCTGCGTTTCCATTTTCGTCAATGCCGACCAAGTGCGTGTAGTAAGCGTTTTGCCAATTACGAGCCAAGAAGTCTACTTCGTTTTGCATCGTAGATTTTGTATTGCCTGTCGAATGAAGATGAACTTGCTTAAACGGTGCGTACGCAATGCCGTTATCAACTGCCGGACGTCCCGGAACTACAATCTTATTAACTACATTAACCATGTGTTATCCTTTCAAACTTTGATAAGCACGTTCAACAATTTGTTCAACTTGCTCCGCTGTAAAGTTGTTCTTCAAACCATTGTCGTTTAAACGCTTAAATAAGGCGTTTACGGCAACTTCCTTGCGTTCTGAACCTTGTAGTCCATCAATGGTTGAAGCGAGAGTCACGGCTTGTTCTGCGAACTTCTCGGCTGTGATAAGGTGTTCATTACGTGTACGAGCCTTTGCGTATGCCAACAACTTCAAAAGAACCGGCGACAACAATGCAATTAGCGAAACGACACCGGTCAATACATCTACTACATCTTGCATAAATATTTCTCCTTTCTGCATAAAAATAACGTTAAGATATGCACCCTAACGTTATAATTATACACTATCTATCGTGCTCTTGCTTGAATAGCGTTACGATTTGTTCGCCATGTCGTGCCAATTCAATCTCATGGTGATCTAGCACCTTATCGATTGCATCAAAGCGCTTCATGTTTGCTTCGTTACTCTCTCGTTGTGCATTTGCTAAGTTTTCGTTGCTCTTCTTCATTTCTTCAAGCGGTTCAGATACTTCCTTGCGCATAATCCACTTTAAAACAGACAACGCAGCTGCCAAAAGTGTAACTGTACTGGCAAAATCGTGTGGTATAAAGTTGTTAATGTTCATGCTTACCACCTGACGCAACTGATGAAACGTTGCTATCTTGTTCTTTTTTTAGTTCTTCGTTTTGCTTTAATGCGTCTTGTAATTGAGCCTTCAACACGGCATTATCAGCACTCAATTGTGCTACTTGCATTGCCATATTTTGAATTGCTTGTTCATACATATTTTGTATCTCCTATAAAGTTATTGATTTGCTGCTTTTAAATATTCCTTAATCAAACGTTCCTTTTCTTCATGCGAAGGTTCTTCAACAGCTCTTGCAAGAGGATACATTGTGATTACTTTAACTGGATTTTCAGCTCTATCCAACTTGGATTCTAGTTCCTTAATACGATTTAATGCTTCTTCATTCATGATTTACTCCTATTTAATATAATTCTTCATATCGTAATATTGACCGTTTAATATCATATATACAGTGCCACCACTAATAGCAATTCCAGAATTTCCAGCACCTGCAACTAGTTGCATACCCCAGTCGTCTGTATTAAGAATGAAACCTTTCATATCAACAGCGGCAACTTCTGGTCTATTACCATTGAACCATACCACATCTCTAAAAGTGTGGATTGTGTCAGACCAAATATGACCGGTATAACCAGCGTCATCACCTTGACCGTACATATGGAACCCGTCTTCAACTTGACTTCCCAACCTAGCACCCACAGCATTAAGATTGCCTGAAAAGTTGTTGCTTGCAGCAACTGCTGAATAATATGCTACACCAATCTTATCGTTATCATCAATATCAGACAGATTGATATAATTGTATCTTCCAAGAGCAATACCATCTCCACGAGCATTAGTTGGGTTATTTTGAGTATATTTACGACTCATAATATTAAGGAAATCTACGTTATTTCCACCTGTTTGACCGAAAACTCCATAATTCATACGAATTTCAAAACCCGGTTCAATGCTTCCAGTTGAACGTGTATATTGCCAAGTCATTTTTTCAGGGCTAATTGTTGTTTTGCGCCCAATATCTGACTTCTTAATCATTGTTAGTCCGATATTATTAAGAGTAAAATTCCATTCTGAACTACTAAAATCAATCAATTGCGTATTGATTGTTCCAGAATTCATGTTAGACGCATTAATGTTGATAACATTGATTTGCGACGCATCAATTTGTCCACCCTTCAAGAAATTGGCTGATAAATTACCAGTTGTGATGTTGCTTGCGCTGACATTCATAACGTTGATTTTGCTTGCGTCAATCGTTCCAATCTGTAAACGAGAAGCGTCAGCGGAACCCTCAAACTTAATCCAGTTAGTTCCATCATAAGTGTACATTGACTTACCGTCTGGTATATTGTTGTCGTTTTTGAACCAAACATCTCCTTTAACCGCTCCAACTGGATTAGCCGGACCGTAGAATGTTGTGTGAGTTCCTTGTGCGATTGCTTGGTTTTCTTGCCACTGTTGATCAGTCTTAGCGCCCAATACCCAAACCGTATCGTCAAAGTAATATTCTTCTGTGTTGCCGTTAGGAAGTTGCTTGAACCACACATCGCCCTTGCGCGGATTAGCTGGTTCTTGCGCTCCGTATGACGTGTTATTGTGTCCGCCGTTGCTAATATTCCACTGTACTTGGTCGCTAATAGTAGCACCGTTTGAACTGATTGAATTGATTTGGCTTGTAATGCTGTCCTTGCTAAGGTCATTACCAAACTCGGCAACAGTCTTGGTGTTGTCAATCAAATCATAAGTAATATGGAACACTCGTGTACGATAGCTCATCGAGCGCTTACTGTGCATGATAACGATTGTATCTCCTAGTTGCATATCTCCAACATTAGCAACCGTTGCTGAATACTGCACTGCAGGCTTATTCATCGTCATTAAGTCCATGTAAGCCTTGTTAATCAAGATATTAGCATCTTCAATATCATCATAAGTTTTTAGCAAAAGCCTTGGCGTTCCATCTGCATTTCCGTATTCTGCAGTAGCATCTGGATCTACCAGAATTTTTTCTCCTGCTGACTTGTCTAGTGGGTTTCCGTTCGATTTGCTCCACGTAATCCCAGCGATGTTGATACGGCGTCCATATCCGTCCGGTGTGTCTTCTTCTCCGCTACTTACTCGTTCGCCCTTTCCACGTGGCAAAATAGCAGTGTAAACGCTGCTCATATCACGCTTTCGCTCAACTGTGATTAGGTTTGAACCGTCAGCAAACGTTTTAGACGTATTTGTTCCTTGCTCCGCAACATAGTCCATGTAACGACCAGTAATTTTAGAACCAGTTAGCGATACATAGAAATAAATCTCTCCACCAAGCAATTCAACAACGTTAGAAATGGCGCTAAGATGGTCAGTATAATAAAAGTTAGTCTTGACTTTACCCGGAACATTGACAACGCCCAACTTATATCTGCTACCATCAAGTGCAATGTTCATAAGTGTTTGTGCATCGCTTTCAGATGGTCGCTTGTCTTCAATATAACCGCCACTAGCAAGTTCTTGATATGCAAGTTCCTTAGCCATATACTCAACACGATCAGATTCATCGTTTATTGTCATTAGTCGTAAGAATACGATTTTATCTGCGCTATTAGGACTTGGAACGCCAACATATTTAACGCCAGCCATTTTAGCTGACAAATCGTCATCTAACGGAAGTGCAAAATCGAGTGTTGACGCTTCGTTGATTTTCATCTCTAACGTTGCACTTAGCGCTTCTGTATGCTCATCAATTACACCAGTAAGATTTTGCGTCTTATCAAATAAGTAAATCATAGCATTTGTACCCTATACTGCAATTCAATAGAACCAGCACCTTTCGCTGTAATCCGTTGACCGTTTTTGATTTTCAGCTCAAAGATATTACTTTTAAGAATATCCATATCAGGAAGCTTGTTTGTTCCGCTTGAAGTCAACATGTTTTTTTCAAAGTCAATAACAAGGTTTGAATTTGCTGGCAAACCACTAGTAAGCGTCAAATTGTAATCGTTGTCAACGTTTAACACAAATGGATTTGTAGCCGTTTTGATGTTTAAAATCATTTTTTCAGCACTTTGCTTGTAAAACAATTGTGGATCATTGATAACTAGATTATCACCACCAGCAATATTTTTGCGTTGTCCATGACGGAACGGGTTGCTCATAGAAATCTCGAACGTGCCTACTACATCGAATGAACCGGCTGTTGGGTTTTCCAACTTGGTAACAGTTCCTGTGCGTGTGTATTCTGGTTCGTCCATAAAGTAGAACTCAACTTCTTCGCCAAGTAAAGACTTCTTCAAGTTTGTAAATGTTTCGTTGAAGTCGTCTGCGTTTCGTGTCTCGATTGTGTAAGTTACTGTAATTGTATTCGCATTAAGCTTAGATGATAAGAAAAACTCCCCATCACCGGAAGTTTCAACTGTGTTTAATGAACGCTCAAAGTTTTCGCGTCCAGAAACGTTGAGTGTCCTGTAATAAGGGAGTTGCTCATCTAAACTAACGCCATTGAATACGATTGCTTCTGACGGCAATGGAGTAGCTGTACTGCGCTTTTCCAAATCGCCAAATTCATAAATATTCATATTGTTAGTCCTCTGTGTATTATTATACGATACTTGCACGGTTAAGTGTAGCCGTTTGACCTTGTTGTGTTGAAATATCATCAACAAATCCGCGGTACGTGCTACCACCCATGCTCAAATTGATTGTAGCCGGTTGTTGTTGGCGTGTCATGTCGACTGACAACGTCCCGTCTGTTCCGATGTTCAAACCGCTTGAAACCGCGTTAATTCGATAATCAGCGCTTCCGCTAACTGCATTGGCAATGTTACCAGCCATACTTGAAACGTTGCTCATAACGCCTGTGAAGCCCTTAGAAAGACCGTCATTAAGTCCGCCCATGATTGCGCCACCGGCTGGGATAAGCAATTTGCGGTCATATGAAATTGGTCCCTTGTGGTCGCGAATCCAGTCAGCAATTCCACCAACGAACTTCTTAACAGCGCCCCATGCAGCAGTCAACCCGTTTAAGAAACTATTCATAATTGCACGACCGGCAGCGCCCAAATCAATGTTCATGGCACCATGAATTGCACTTTTAACACCATTCCAAATGCCAGATACCATTCCAGTCAAGCCAGACCAAGCGCCACGAAGTGATGAAACGATTGATGAACCAAGACCTGAAACAGCGCCGATAAGTCCGCTTAAAATATTTGAAACTGCGTTTTTCATGCTGTTCCAAATTCCAGAAGCGATGCCCGGAATAGCATTCCAAGTGTTTACAATTGCATTCTTAACTGAATTAACAGCATTCGATACACTGCTTACGATACCATTCCAAATAGATGAAATAGTAGACGAAATTGCATTCCATACAGATGAAACAACAGAAGCAATGGAGTTCCAAATCGTACTCAAAAAGTTAGCCAACCCGCTGATATAACTAGAAATAATCTGAACAAAACCGCTAACAATTTGTCCAACAGCACTAACAATTGAGTTCCAAATCATTTGTGCATCTGCTGCCATTTGCGTCCAGTTTCCAGTCAACAAGTCAATCAGGATAAGGATAGGACCTAAAACAGCTGCCTTAACAAGTTCCCAGATGCCGGCAGCAACTGTTACGATACCGTTCCAAATACCGGAAAGTGTAGTTACTAAGTTATTCCATAAATCGATAATTACCGTTACAACTGGCTGAACAAATGCTACAATACCCTGCCAAGCAACAGAAGCTCCTGTCGTGATTGCTGTCCATATTGTTGTAAAAAATGAAACTACTCCATTCCAAATTGTCTGAATAGTGCCAACAACGGCAGTCCATGCACTTGAAATAAATGAAGCGGCAGCTGTTACACCAGCTGTGATACCATTCCAAATTCCCGTAAAGAACTCAACCATTCCAGTCCATGCGGACTTTAAAAAGTCAGTGAATGCAGCCCATACTTTTTGACCGGTTTTAGTTTGTGTAAAGAAGTAAACCAATGCTGCAACCAAAGCGATTACAGCGGCTGCGACTATAACGTAAGGGTTTGCAACCATAAATCCCTTTAATAATTCAAATGCCTTCGCAGCATCTTCTATACTTTTCTTTATTTTGTTGAATGCACTTATTGCTCCCAAGATTGCTTTTAACGATCCAACAAATGAAGCTACACCAACTATTAACGGCATAAGCCAATCTGAATTAGATTGAAATAATGATATAGCTGACTGTACCGCTGATACAATTCCTTTGATAACTCCAACAATAGTTGGCATAGCAGCGACTATTGCTCCGTTAATTGCAGCGAACGATGCTTTAATTGCACCCTTAGCTTGGTCGAATATCTTTGCGAAACCGCCCATTCCGTTTGCTTTAAGCGAACTATCGATTGTTTTAAGCATATCAGCAAGCCCGTTGGTTACGGCATTTTTCATGTTAGTGAATGAAGTACCAATACCACCAGAAGCCGTGCGTGCAGTGTTTGCGAAACCGTTCGCACCACCGTCCAGTTCGATGAACTTTTTGTTAAGCTGGTCCATCGTAATTTGTCCGCTTTGCAAAGCTCCGTACAAGTCTTTTGTCGCAGCCTTTCCAGTGAACCCGAACGCCGTTGCCACCTTCTTCAAACTAGCCGGCATAGTTTCTTGAAGTGAACGCCAACCAACCATGTCAACCTTACCAGACGCCAACATCTGACTATATTGTTCAACACCACGAGAAGCGTCGGCGGCACTTGCACCGGAAGAAATGAATGCGTCATTAAGTGCAATAGCTGTCTTAGCTCCAGCGCTTGCTGAACCCGTTAGAATTGCGAATGATTGCGAGCTTTTCGTAATGTCCTGCAAAGAAGTTGGCAAACCGTCAATCCCTTTCTTCAAAACGTCGATAGATTTTTGAGTGTCTTGTGTGCTGAAACCCATTTGTTTCATGATTTTAGGGTATGCGTTCAACGTATCAAAACGATTTACAGCGTTACCAACACTATCTTTTACAACGCCAAGTGCATCGCTAACTACTTTAAGCGCAGCACCGCCAACAAAAGACCCCTTAACGATAGCTCCGAAACTCGCACCTGCATTTTTATTAGCGCTTTCCGTGTCTTTTGAAAAACCACTCATCTGTTTAGCAGCTTGCGACAACTTGCTTGAATAGTCGTTAATGTCGGCAATCAGTTTTGCTTCAACTGTATATGTTTCTGCCATTTTTAATTACCTTTCAATTTATTTAATAGTCCCAACGAACCGCCAAACTCTTTTTTTAATTCGTTAGCGTGAGAGATGTCGTCAGGGAATAGCAACGGGTTATGCTCTTTCTGTATCTTCTTAACCGCCTTTGCGTAAGCATCGCCGAAGAATTTTCCGAAGTTCTTATAAGCAGGTTTTGGGTTCTTTCCGCCAGTCGTAGACTTTACAGCTTGATTAGCCCATGCCTGTTCGTGGATAAACATGCGCTTGTCCATTTCTTTCAGCTCAACCGCTTCCATGTATATGTCGTACTCTGCGATTGTCATAACTTCAAGTTCTCGTATGCTGTTACAAAAATAGCGCAACCCATTCACGATATATTGTCGGTATGTGGCTGCGCTGTCTATTTTATTTAGTTGTTTGCCGCCATCTCTCGAACGGTCTTGACTTTTGACGACGTAGCATTTGAAGTTTCAAGTTCTGCAATAACTTCATTAAGCAACCCGTCCACGTCTTCAACCGTTTCGATGTACTCGTCAAGATCAACAGCCTTAATTCGTGGCGTTTCAGTTTGGTTAGCGACTAGCAACACGTCAGACAATGCTGCCAAGTCCTTTGCGTTTACCAATTGTGCCAACTTGATTGCAGTACCAACACCGAACTCGATGCCGTTTTCATTAGTTGTGATTTGCTTGTCCAATTCTCGTACGAAACGAAGTCCGAACTTGAACGTGTATTCCTTATCATTGATAGTTAGTTGCATTACTTTTGCTCCTTATTGTTTACTTTTATGCGTCATTAGTTGTTTGTGTTTTGTTATTAGCCAGCTGGTGCCGTTACTACTGACAAATCACGGAACTCATAACCAGCGCCGTTGTCAGTAATCGTGAATGCTCCTTCGCCCTTTTGCGGCTTACCGTCGATGTTGACGTCCAATGACAACGTTACGAAGTCATCAGCGTCAGCGTTTTCATCGAAGTCGTTAAGACGTCCGCGCATGTATTCCATAACGTATGAACCAGACGTCTTTCCGGGACGGTTAGTGAAGATACGCCAAAACTCAACGATTGAGTTGTTGTCAATTGCACTTTCCATCATATCCTTCAAAGCAAAGTCAGATGAAATCATTTCAACCGTAAGTTCAGTGGCAACGTCTCCGTAAGAATAGATAACTCCGTCCTTAGTAGCCGTGTCGTTACTGTCTCGTGTCTTGTGGTATTCGTGCGTTGTTTCGAACGCAAACTTTTGTCCAGCGGACTTTGAAGCATCGTCCAGTAGTCGGGCTGCGATAACAACCTTTCCACCGAAGTCAGTTGCTGGTAATTCTGCCATTTCTAGCCTCCAAATGTTTTGTAAGTTACATCAATTTGTCCAAACCAGCCGATAAAATTATCGTATCGCAGTTGCGATGTCGTATTTACCGTTGTGTTTGGATCAATGATGAAACGGTAATGTTCAGAATGCTGTAAACTAAACAAAATGTCGTAAATCTTGGCCTTCAATTCTTCTAACCCACGGCGGTTGTGTTGTTGAGAGAATACGTTGACAGTAATTGAAGTTTGATACATAGCAACGTGTTTTGCTACCGTGGGGTTGTTCATTGAAGTGTCCGTAATTACTACATACGGCATCTTGTCAGTCAGCTTTTTGTCCGTAAAGTCCGGACTTTCGTCCCATACGGTAATACCGGCGTCAATCAGAGCGCCGGCAACCGTTAGGTACAATTCGTAATCAGGGTTCATTTCTTAACGACCCCCTTAATCTTGTTGATAAAGTCTTGCTTATTAGCGTTGTAAGCCGTTTCCATGAAGTGCTTACCTGTGATGTAGCGTGTACCATGTTCCTGTGCGTAACCGTAGTTGAATCCACGATTAGTTGCGTTTGCAGTAACAGTTCCAACAACCTTTTGAGAGCCATTGGATACTGTAATAGTCGTTTGGCGCTTCAAGTTACCAGTTTTAACCGGTTCAAGTCGTTGCGCTTGGCTTTGAACGTCGCTAGTCTTTGAACGAACAATACTTGCGACTTGCCGTGCGTTTGCGCCCTTAGAATTGACCGCTTGAATGAATTTGTCTGCACCTTTCAACGTCATGTATTCAACTCCTTAATTGTAAGTGAGTTGATGTTGCCAATCTCTTGACGGGCAAACTCAACATAACGGACACCGTCAATCTCGATAAAATCAAACTTACCGAGTGGCGTTAGCGTGCGTACGTTCTTCATTGTGGCATTTGGTACGCCATAATCACGTTGTGCCTTGTCTAGCGATAACGAAGTAACGTTCACTGTTTTAAATGTTTCAGTTTCAGTTGTGTCATATCCTTTTCGTGGATCATGCGGCTCGTTTGCGCCTTGCGCTGTAATTAGTTTAATTCGTTTATTTAGAAGCATATGAAACCCCCTTAAACAAATGTAAACCGACCAGCACGCGGCTTGTAAAAGTCATCGCCGTTCTTATAACCGTTGATTTCAGTCATGTATGAACCAAAATCATCGTCAGGGAACGACAAACTCAAACCGTCTTGTGAGTAGCTATTAACGCCTTCGTTACCAATTCGTACGTACCGTGCAGCGACTACTGCGCTAGTGATATAAGCAAACTTATCAGGGATATTGTCAACACCGTCAACGCCCAGCAACACCGCCAAGCGTTGGTTAGTCAACTTTTCGATGATGTCCAACTTATCTTCAATTGTCGTGTCGCTGTCGATTAGCTTTAAGTAATCTTGCGCTGCTGTCATGTTAGACCCCCTTGTTATTCAGCTGGTGCGGTAACTGTTACGTTAGCGTCGACCTTTGCTCCGCCGCCGTCATTTGCAACCCAATGGATTTGAGTTGTGCCAGCCTTCAAGAAGTTCACCGTGTATGTGTTGTCCTTGTTGTCCGTAACAGCTGCGATTGAAGGGTCATCAACCGTTACAGTCAATGACTTGTTAGTTGCGTCAGCAGGCGTGAAGTAAGAAGCCTTAACTGTTGCGTTTCCGCCAACGTTACCGGCAATATCTGTATTATCTACCCGGAAAGACGTTAGCAAGCGTGGTTCTGGGTTAGTTGCTACTCGCA